GTGAGGGTTGGATTTTAATTAATTTAGGGGTGTAACCAAATCGTAAGTTACCTATCCTGTCGCTTGATAAATTAGTTGTAATATTCATAGGGGGTATTATAATTTTCTGGAAAATCATGTAAACCTGAGAGTTAATCTCAAAAACAAAAAACATATAAAGGTAACCTCCTTTAAGCAGGGAAATTGCAAAATTTCTTACGTTTAAGGTCCGTACGACCGTTAGAAAAATGATTCTTGTTGACCAACTTTATTCAAACATGCTATAAAGCTAGTTCTCTCCGGATTAACCGACATTCTTTTTTCGAGACCATGACACATCTTTGGAGTATAAGTTTCAAAGGTTTCTCTACCATGTAAACTCAACTCATCAATAGAATTTTGAACTAAACTTTGAGTTATAGACCAAATATCGGGATTTTTATTACACCAGTAAGCTGTTTCAAGTATCACGCTTAGTTCTAAAGGAGCAACATACATAGCTCTTAGGGGTTCGAATCTAAATTGTCGCTTTAAGAAACTAACTTCCGTTAATTTCCTAAGGGGGATAGTAGCGATAACTTTAAGCTCAGTAGTATATGTCATCCCTATTTCTTTCATGTAATTCCCAATAGTCATTTCATTGAAAATCAATCGAGCACTAGGATGAACAGAAAAGGCATTATCATCACCAAGAACTATTACATATACAAACTTATGAAATTCCCACAAACTAATAAGATTATTTCCGTTTGCTCTGAACCAACAATATCGTAAATTCAAATGATTATACATACAATTAATAATAGGCGTTAATGGATGTCCACTAGGGAGACTTCCTTGCCAGGCATAAATAATATTATCTTTTATATGAATAGATGCTGTGACCTCAAGCCATAACATTTCTCTAATAAAAGAATATTCATCATTATAAATGCGATTGATTACCCTCAGAACTTCATTTTGTTGTTGTATCATTTGCGATCCATCAAATGCTGCGTAATCACCTGCACCAACTCCTATATCTTCATCAGAATTTAAAAATTGTTTAAATTCTCTCGCTAAGCGATCCCAAGCTGCTGAATAAGGATTAACACCAAGAGCACTACCATTAACAGTATGGTTTCTCATATACCAAGCTTGATAAGTTCCAAAAAACATCCGAACTATTATGAAGTAAACCAAGGGACAAGAACTAAATATTCTCGTTTTACCGGACAAAACTTTTTCAATGGGTCTAGTTTCATCTTTCAGATTATCAGCGAAAATAAATCTAACTCTCTCTCCCTTCGACAGCTTGTCAATCACAACAAGAACTTCATTCTTGAGTTCTCCACACGCTTCTTTCTCTAAATTATATGTTCCATCTTCATTAACCTCAAACCACTTCTTTTTCCCTGGTAAGGGATTTGATCTATCCATATTAAGAGGATATCCTGGACTAGTGTGTACATTAATTCCAGAATAAAACTCATCATCCTCGATACCAGCAATGGCTTCTTCGAACGATAGCACTCTTGATACAAATGGTGAACTTTTAGATTTATAAAAATCATACAAAGAATCTCCCATAGCCTCCATCACTTCTTTGGGAATAAACACATCAGGTTTACAAAACTTAACAATGTTTAAACAATAAGGATCAATAACAACTCCTTGAGAATTTTCAAATTTAGTAAGTTTACAAGGGATAGTCAAAGCTTTACTCCAAGCTCCATAAACAGCGGTACGCACAAGATTAGTTCTACCAACAGTAGTATTAGGAAGATTAGTGCGCATAATAATGTCATACTTATCTAAGAACAACTCTCCTTGTTGGGGTTCAACTTCAATCGGCCAATCATATTTAATCCTCTTTTCAAAAAGATTTAATCCTTCTTCAATAATTGTTTGATTCACAGGAGTAGAATAACCATAACCGGTATTAGGATCACCTGCGATATGTATTCCAAAAAGCTTAGCTCTACTTGTTCTGTCCAACAATTCCAACCAAGATCCACAATCTCCACCACTCGTATAGCCAAGGTAACCATAGGTGTTATGATAACACTTCTTATTGC